CACTTTTCTATTGACGTATGCATAGATTTTATGTATAATAAAAGTAAGTTAAGAGAACAAAGCAAACAAGAAAAGGAGAAAAGAAGATGAAAGAATTAAGAAAAGAAATTGAAAAGTTAGTCGAAAATGAGGACTTCGTTTCCTACGAAGAATTTATTTACGAACTGGAAGAAGAAAAAGAAGAAGTTAAAAAATATCTCGAATGGAGAGCAAACGGTGGGAAGATGAACACTGAAACACTTCCAGACGGATATGTAGAAGCTTGTAAAAAGATTTTAGGAGGGATTGAAAATGAATAAAGTAATCGCAAGACACAAATTTTGGTTACATCAAACAGAATGTAATATTTCCACAGCTTATGTGGAAGTATTGCACGAATACCAAACTGTTGTAATGTATATGGATGATTTTGAAGAGATTGATTCTTATACAACTTACAGCAGACAGAAAGCATTGGAACTCCATGAGTCACTTGTTGAACAGTGGAAAGATAGACTTAATAAAAATCGTCTTGTCAAGGCTGATCGTGACAGTCTTGTAATACCTGCATAACATACACCACCCACCCCGGAGGTTACGAGAGTAGAAAAGGAGATAAAAATGGTAGAAATATTTGACAGAGAATTACCCGATGATTGTAAAAAAGCGATCACTGCACTAAAGAAATTAAAAGTGTACTTCGCTATGAATGATGATACAATTGATAACTTTGCTGATGTCTGGTTTCGTGTACAGCATGAATGTGATATGTACGAAGAAATGCAAGATAGTAACGAATTGACCTATCAAAGTTACATCGGTGCTAAAAATTGGTTGGAGAAATGGAGGCACTTATATATTAAATATGAAGACAAATAAAAGAAGCAGGGGGGATAATCCTCTGCTTCTTTTTTATATCACGTCAAAAGGCACTGACAGACGTTCTAAGACATTTATATAACTTAATGCGTGTTCTTTATCCTTGCACTGAATATAAGGGATATATGAGCCATTCACGTACTCAAATAAAGCTATCCACGTATCTTTCATGGTAACAAGTACCCAGTCTATGCCGTTGCAGCTCTTGTTTTCTCTCTGTCCTGTTCCGTTCTCGTCAATCCACTTTTGGAACTGATCACGATTCATGTCCCTGCTCCTCGCTGATGCTTTCCAGATTTTCTTTTAACATCTGTACACACTCGTTGAATCCGTCACGTTTACCGCATAGATACATATTGTGACCTCTGTAATCGTCCATAGGCGGTATTAATGTACATAGGGTATATAAATCTTGCTTATCCATGTTTAGCCATCCTTTCGTACATTTCGCAGGTACACGTTAGCCTGTTAACCTGTTGGCACTTTTCTAAATACATCTTGTCCATGTCTTTTATTGCCTGCGGTATTAGTCCTATATCTTTGTACTCTATAAGCTCTTTTAATGCTTTCACTATAATGCGGTCCAATGGTGTTACAATATTAGCTTCATAAGCTTCTAGTGCGTTTCTGACATCATCAATATCTAATCGTGTTTCTTTTTCTTGCCAATACATCACATTTGCTCCTTTCCATATAGTTTGTCGTATTTCTCGCAAATATTATCATATTCAGTCGCCATAAGGTCAATTTTTTCGTGTCTTTTTTTCATCCCATTAATTTCATCGGGTGTTAGTCCTGTCTCTTTGTACTGTATAAGTTCTTTTAATGCCATTACTGCCACTTGGTCCAATGGAGTTTTTACAATAGCTTTATAGGCACTCAGTGCGTTTCTGATAACATCAAGATTTATATTCTCTGGTTCTTCAATCTCTTCCATTCTTTCAAACATCTCATACATCGTAACACCCAATGCTCCTGCTATAGTCATAAGATTAATGTGTTTTGGTTCTTTTTCCCCAAGTTCATATGCTTTAATATCAGTGACTGTATAACCGCATCTTTCAGCAAGTTCTTTTTGTGTCATTCCTTGTGCTTCTCTGGTTTTCTTTATTGCTTTAGCTGTACTAATCATTTTCTTCCCCTCCTGTTCCTGTTTAAAGCATTTCTTTTCATAAATTTTTCTTTTGATAACGACTTATAATAAGGATTTTTCCTTTTGATAACGTTCTTCTCTTCCTTGCAATCGTCTTGAAATTGTTTATAGCCGTCACATAGAGTATGGCAATTATAAGCTCTTCCTGTGGCTTCTGTACACCCATAGCACGGATTATCTTTCCCTCTCATAATAACGCCCCCACTTTATACATCTTCTGGACTTCTGTTATTTGCTTTGATAACGTCAAATCCATCTGGATAACGTTTCTCTAATTTTTCAATGTTCATTTGCATAATTTCATCCAACGACCAATTAAATGATTCACAAATCATAGCAACATACCACATTACATCCCCAAGTTCTTTTTTTGCGTGTTCCTCGTCAAAATTACTTTCATGGAATATCCATTTTTTAACCATGTCAGTAAGTTCTCCAACTTCTCCAGATAATCCGAATAAGCCGTTAATAATTCCGCCCAAGTCAATCCCAGTGTCTGGTATGCTGTCCTCTACTCCCTGTTCCAAATTATCAGCCATATTCATTATTCTTTCTGTTCCTAATCCGTCATTAGTTCGCATTGCTTTTGTTTGATATTCTTTACCGTTCATTTATATTACCTCTTTTCATTCTTAAATAGCCTGCTCCTGTCTTTGGTTTTTTCGGTGTGTTGTCTAATATTTCCTTGATAACAGCTTCTATTTCCTTTTTAGGCTCAATCTTATTAATATCTGGTCGTTCCCAAGCTCTTACACTGTTTACAAGTGCTAAAGATGGACTGTCATTTTCTTTTATCTTGTTATTCATTTATAACACTCCTTTATAACTTGATAACCCTTTGTCCTCTGTCATACTGACTAAGTATCTTGTCCAACACTCCTACCGCTTCTGCTCTTGTTGCACATTTCTTGATTGTGTATACGTTATATAATGTCACGCAACTTACTTCATATTCATTTTCTGATTCAGAAACATATAATCTAACGGCATGGTTCATATTTATAACTGTTGTATCATCAATTCTTATTAACACTTAAGTCCTCACTTTCTCCCCAGTCTAACTGATTCCCACACTCACAAACTTCTGTCCATTCCTTTATGTAGTTACCGCACTTAGGGCATCTATATAACACCACATCCTGCTTTTTTAAGTTCTTATGTCGTTCTCTTATCGGCAGGCTGTTAAATACAGCACCGATGTGTTCATAATCTTCTAAAGTCATTGTAATCGTATCTCTTGCTTTAGCGGACTGGCAGAAGCCACTGCCTACCAGTCCTAAGATAATGCCAATGATAACAAGTAATATTTTTAATATCATTCTTTCATCTCCACTTCTTTATAAATAACCGCATCTAAATCATTACTAGTTTGGTGTGTTAGTATTTCAACTTTGTATCCTTTTTCCAAAAAGTTTTTTACAAATTCTCTCATTGGTAACACGTCTTTCATTTTTTCTGGATAAGTTATTTTTGTTATCTGCTCTAAAACTTTTACCGGTTCCATTTTCTCTACTTTCACTTCACTTCCATACATCAAGTTATAATATTCTTGTAACTTTTCATCGTCCATAGAATCAAATATCTGCACGTGATCACGAACGACACATATATCATGTATTTTGCATTCTTCACATGGTTTATCAATATTGTTACACCAATGTCTTAAATTAATGATTATATCTTCTCTTGTCATTTTTTATTCTCCACCATCTTTCTATAGCTTTCCTCTACCTCTTTACAAGTAGCTGTTCCATAACTAATTTTTCTCGCTATGCACGGTACTTGCCCTTTAAAAACGCAAATAGGACACACTCTTTTACGGCAATAATTTTCTAATTCTTTTTCCTGCATTTCTCTTTTTAGTTTGTTTGTATTTAAATTTAATCTCATTGTTGCAATAATGCTCCCAGATTTTGTATCAGTCACACTCATCATTGCTTCTTCGCAAGATTGATAAGAAACTTTCGTATCCAATACTCCAACATCTAATTTATTTGCCGTAATCATCTTTTCTATGCTTTCTAAAAAGTCGTGTGCTACCTGCTGTGCTATTGTCATAGTCGTTCTCCTTTACCTTTTTCAATCTCCCATTTGCCATAGTAACCTTTTGTCATTTCCTTTAGCTGTGTCAGTGCCATAATAAAATTGTCAAGTTCGCAAGTATCAGTAAAGTTTATTCTCACTTCACTGCCTGTTTCTTCTTCCATGGTAACTGGTACACCAACAGTTCTCCTAAAATTTAATGTTACGTGCAAACTATTGTGTTTTTCTGTTCTCATGCTTGTTCTTATACAGTCCACATTTTTATCAGCTCGATTTGAATATATTTTCATTCTCCCACCTCTAAATCTTTCGCAAGCTTGAATCCTGTTCTTCCAACATTTCTAAGATTCTCTTTGATAAGTGCATTGTTCGGTGTCCTGTTTCTCTCATACCAGTTCCAGTCGTTATCCTCTCTCATTTTTATTTTCATTTCATATCTTTTTTTATAGTTGATTTCTTCTTTTGCCATCTCTAGGCAAGCGATCATGTAATCTATTTGTTTGATAACATCCATGTTCTTTCTCCTTTACAAATATCTAAACCATCTAATGTAATTGACATACAAAGTGAATATTTCATTCTATAAATCACATAAAACTTAAAACAATCTGTTAATACCTCAATGTGACAAATTATAATGTCTGATTCTTCACACTGATGAATAAGTGCAAGTTCAAGTTTGATGCGTTTTTCTAGTTCTTCGTCTGGCATAACAAACTCCTTTATTTAACCCTGTTAGTCATTCCACATATTTAATAAGCCGTCAATGTCTCTTCCTAATTCGCAATAATCATCTTCGATTTTGCTTCTTAAAATTTCATATAAAGCATTTATGCTTGTTAAACACAACATATTTTCTTGATATATTACATAATTTGGTGTTATTCCATCATCTTTGTACAGACAATCAAATGCGATAACGTATATTTCATCTATCTCATTTATATCTATACATTCTTTCGTTTCCTCTTTGCCGCTATATACTTTTCTAAAAATCTTTTCATAAAATCTTACTAAGATTGCTGCTACCTCTTCGTCGTTTATACAATTATCGCTGATTCTTTCTGGATGGCTCATAATTGTACAAATGATTGCCTTTTTAACTGCATCCTTGAATTGTGTCTTTGTAATCACGTTCCCACTCCTTTACTTCATCATGCTTCTGTACGGCTCAAAGAAATCTTCTTTTCTTAACTCCATTTCACATTTAAGACAAATAAATTTGCTTTGTATTTTCATATCTGAATTTATTTGTATATACTCTCTTCCAACATCTTCATTGAATAACAAGCTATTACAATATTTGCATCTTGCTACTGGCATTTTTCTCTCCTTTCCAAATCATTTCTGCGGTGTAAAATCAAACCACTGAATTTTAGAAAATCTCATCCAATGCTTCTTCAATAACTTCTTTGATATCCTCTTCTGTTAAGTCATAATCATACATCATATCATCCATCGGAAGATGACTTTGTATACACGTAAACAAATACTCTGCAAGCCCTTCTGTGTCATAACCTTTTACAACATCATCCTTTTGCAAAGGCTGTTTCATACCATTTCTTATGTGATGCCCTAGCCCATGAGCGGTGATAATAACTTTGTTCCCTTTAGGAATTATCTCTTTTCTTCCCCAGTTTGTTTCAAGTTCTGTTTCTCTTTTTGATACTAATATTTCTCCGATTTTATATGTACTCATTTATTCATCCTCTTCTTTATTAAATTCTTCAATCTCTCGCCATGCCAAAACACTTTTATCGCTATAATATCTAATTTTACTGTTACGGTTTCTCCATCCGTGAGAGTCATGCCATGTTCTGTGAATGCACCCATCTTTTATAGAAACTAAAACTTGTTTATTATCTTCTGGCAAATCATCGGGATTCTTTCTTAAGTCGTGCCATCTGTATTTTTCTTTGTGCTTTCTCAGTTCTTCCAACCAGTCTGCAAGCTGTTCATGTTCTTACGCGCTTTCCATACATTTACGTCCTTCAAAACTTGGAAATAACTCAATACTTTTTTTCATTCCTTCTTCTGCTTTTTCTCTTTCTTGGTTAATAACCTCTTCTAAATTCATTCCTCTTTCTACTTTCTACAAAATAAATTTTCTTATGAATCTATCTGCATACTGCGGATGAATCATACTGCGTTCTGTTTGTCTTGATCGCCCACTACCTTTTACATGTGCTATTGTTTTTCTTTCAACATATTCTAATGGTTCAAAAACTAAATTGTTCTTAGGTTCTACGTTGATAAAGAAATACTGTGTAGGCTTTTTATAGTAATCTCCATCCTTTGTCCTGTCCTTATCTATAATCGTTGGTTTTATGCACCAATACATCGTAAGATAGTGTGGAGCTGTATATGGATTTTCTATAATCAACCTTATATTTTTTCGTTTACAAACTATCACTAATTCTGATATTCTCTTATAATACTCATTTAATTCATCGTGTAGTTTCATTGCATATTCAAGTTTCTGAATATCATCCCAGTTCTTTTGTTGAAACATTTGACCTCTAAACGCTAAAGGAATCCTAGCTTCAAATCTTGTACATGGGAAAAATGCTATGACTATATCATCATTTGTCATTTTGTCAAAGATACTCGCTTGCCCCTGGTACCCCCCCCTCTATTTCTTTGAACAAATCAATAACATAGTCTGTCTGATTAAATTCATCTTGAATATCATAATCAAATGCTTCTACACCATTCTTTTTGAAAGCATTTTTAAACGTTCCAGATTGTTCAAATAATAAGTGTGCTATCATTCTACATTCTCACTTTCTACCCCAAAGATGTATTTAAGGATTCTGTCTTTTCCTACTGCTTCGATTGCATCAAATACAAGTTGTTTTGATGTGAATACCACCGCTCCCTGTGGTCTGCAATCATTCTCTCTCCACACATCATAATCAAGTTCTTCATCATTATATAAAATATAAAAATTATCACTGTGTATTGGACCATTATGTTCCTTTGCATACCGTTCAATTTCAACTTCTACTTTTTTCTTTTCTTTAGCGAATATAGCTTTTTCTCTCTGTAGAAAAACATTTCCCAATTTCCATCTTTCATTATCCCATTCTTTATCTTTCCATACTTCTGTGTAAATACGTCCCAAACTATCTATATAATAATAAGCTGTTCCATACTCTGGTTTCTTTACCTTTGCATCCTGTTCCTTGTCTGGTTCTTTTCCATTCATCTTCTCAACAAGTCTGTAAAACTCTTTTTCCTCTGCTTCTGTTAGATTTTTAATTCCCATTTTCTCCACTCCTTTACTCTTCATTCTCTCCCCTGCCGTTAATAGCAGGGGAAATCATGACTTATACAATAGCTATATTGTACTTATGCGTTGCGAGGATTCTTATTTAATTGTTCGTGTGGTATACAAAAATCCTGTGCAACAAGCCTTTTCTGGCTTGAGTCTCTGTCTAATAAAAAATGAAAAATCTGAAAAATACAAAAAACATTATTTACAGTTACTTAGGCAGAGAATCAAACCAGAAAAGTATTATTTAGTTTTTATTTCCAGTAGACAGCACTGGATGTAACATGAATACCTCTAGGTTTCCTTTTGTTACGTTGCTGTTCTGCTTCAATTTCTTTTCTTACTTCATCCCCGAATTTTTCTGTCCAAAATGTAATCAAATACTCTGGAATCTTAAACATTTGTGAGCAAGATTTTGACGTATTGTTTTTTGTCAGTCTTGTCTTTACTACCATTTTTATGTAGTCACGAGAATATGGGGCGTTTTCTTCTTTGTCTTCATCTAAATTCTGTTTTTTCCATTTAAAGAGGGTTGATGAATCAATACCGTATTCTTTCGCAACGCTCTTTACCTCATGTCTTGCGTTACTTTCCGCAACAACTTTTCTTTTAAATTCTGTTGTGAATTTCTTATACCCCATCTTCTTCCACCACCTTTCTGTAGATTGCTACATTCCTGCCTGTCAAACTGTCATGACGTTTACCGCATACCTCAATACGTCCGTCCTGCACTAACTCCGTTAGCCGTGGTTGTACCTGCTGTCTTGTCGGTTCTAATACTTTTTTGTGCTTATATAACACCGTTGCGATCTCTCGTGCTGTCATTGCTCCGTATTCTAGTTGTTCTAAAATCAATATATGCATTGCTTCTTTATTAACCTTTTGATGTGATTCTCTTCTGGTCTGCTTAGTAATGGAAGAACTTCTTAAAGCTATCTCATTACTAAAAAAACTCATTTGATACATTTTTTCATCACTCCTTTTTCCTTACTCTAATTGCTTATGTAGTAACTGCATCTCTAAATTATCAAAGTCATAGTCTCTCTCACACTCTAAGACACTTGCAGGATTCCGCTGTGGCTTCGGTTCTGGTGGTTTCTCGTAGTTCTCGTCAAGGTAGTCCACGTAACCGCTGTTAAAGAATGTCGAACCGTTCTGTGGTTTTCTCCAACTACTGTCCTTAGATAAATCATCCAGATACCTTTTCAAAGCTCTTTCTATTTTTTCTTCTCCTATCTCATACAGAGTCTTTTTCTTTGTGTCGGATACCTGTCCTTTACCACGTTTATTCGGGTACTGTTTCCAGAGTCTTTCAAAACATTCATTGATTGCTTTTTTGTTCGACTTTTCACAAGTTTCCTTTGACTTCTCGCAAGTTTCCTTTGCATCTTCTTCTGGTTGTTCCATTTTTCGTTCCACTGGTTGTTCCATTTTTGTTCCATTTTCAACTGCCGTGTTTTCCTCGGTAGTTACTTTTACAACTTGTCCACAATCTATGTAGGTTTGATACCCATTTACTGTGTATATCGTGTATTTATTTGTGCTTTTTGTGGATATGTACCCTGTGTCCTTTAGCTTCTTAAGAGCAGTTCTGACTTGGTCTACTGTTAGCCCTGTTTCTGCGGATATTCTTGCACGACTTGAAACAAATTGTCCTGCCTTTATCTCTTTTCCGCAGTACCGCTTGTCCTCTAAATTTGTATGTAGTAGGCAATGATAAAACAATCTAAATACATTTGTGTTTTCATACCATTCCCAGTCTGTATTTATGTTTATTTGCATCATTGCCCTCCTGCTTAATATTTGTCTCCGTCTTCGTAGATTGTTATCTCGATTCTTGGATTCTTTGCATCGACCTTTATCCAGTTAACGATACCCTCTACCTGTTTCTGACCATCGTTTGGGAACACTCCTGCTTCTACCAAGCTATCTAATATGTACTTAATAGCCGAAAAGACATTGTCTGGATCACGTCTTTTATTCTTTTCATACCACTTAATTTCCAGAATCACTGGAAATTTTATGTGCTTTTTCTTTAGCCATTGTGGTATGTATGCCTTGCAAATTTTTTGATTGTTTTTTTTGCATCTGGCACCTTTGTAGGGATTGGTCCTGTTTGCATAAATAAAAGTGTTAAGTCCGTCCAGTCTGCCTTGAATCGTATATGTTACAGCCATGACTTGCCAAACTCCTTTCTGAACTCTTCCCTGCTACCGATATTCTCTTCATAATATGTTTGAGCCATCGTCTTAAGCTTTGTATCTATGTCTCCATTTTTTCTGTTAAAATGTACACCGTTCGGATGAAAGTCTGGTCTTAGTGGTACGACAAATCCATATTTTTCACTTTTCTTCCTATTACAACCACCGAAAATATGATGTCTTTCTACTATGTAAGAACCTGTGTAAATGCAACAGTCCATATTTTCTGTAAATACACTAGTTAGCTTTTTCAAGTTTTACTCTCCACCTTTCTTCCATTTCTTTTATCTCCTGCGGTGTTGCTGTCTCAATTCCAAGCTCTTTTGCTTCTGCAACAGTTCCTTTTATTAGTTCAGACATTTCCTTTGTGTCGTAGGTATGACTCCCACGCATTACCAGATTGATTCTGAACAACTTACCTGCCTTATTGGTAGTTGTACTGGCTGTCGGTTGTAGGTGGCAAAATTCAAGGTCGTACACTTCTATATCGTTATCTAGCGGAAGTGATACAAGAGAACCATTTATAATCTCATGCTGTCCGTACTCTGCTATGAGTTTGTTCTTTATATACACCTTGCTGTTGTCTGTAGTTTCTGCAATCTTTCCAACTAGAACGTGAAAGTATGCATTAGCATCTAAGCTCCTGCCCTCACGGTACTGAACAACCTTAAGCCGACATTCTTTGTCTTTTAGTCGGTCATATTCCCCTCGTATGTCTTTTTCACACACAAGGGAAATAACCTGCTTACCACTTTCAAAATCAATGGATATATCATGGATTCTGGCTTTAGTTTCCATTTAATCATCTCCATATTTTTCCTTTATTGCTTTTAACATCATTCCTGCATCATTTCCTGTGATCGTATCAAATGTCTTTCCATTGCTTGAACACCATCTATCTATGTCAATTTTGTGCATTGAACATAATTCAATCAATGTTGCTTTTTGCTGTTCTGTTGCTAGTGTATCTTCTACTGGGATGTAATCCATGTTTTCCTCTCTTACCCATAGATCGAATCCTAATCCTGTGTTAATAGCCACGCACTTAACAAACGATCTACAAGCACTTGTCCATACTCTCGCTTGTGTCATTGAATTTGCTTTAACTGGGTTTTTTCCATTCATAACAGGAGACTGCATATAATACACTTGATCGTCAATGCATACTTTAATTCTCGTTTCATAGCACTGATTCACATTTCCATTTTTATCTGTAAACACCTGTTCACTACAAAACAGACTGTTTCCTGTTTTTTCATTTTGGCAAAGTTCAAAATAAACTTTTTCTGCACCATTTTTTCTTAACAGATCAACACATCTTGCCCAATTTAAATACTTAAATCCATCACGATCTGAACAATATGGTGTTACATCCACTTTTACTAATTCTTCATAAGACTTTAACATATTTTTCATCTCCCCTCTGGTTCATATTCTCCGTTATATGGAATTACATTTCCCTGTTCATCGACCTCTTTCACACTGCATACATCATTAAAGTATGCTTCTTTAAGGCTTACATTTTCATCAGTGTTTCCCATCAGTGCATCCAATGCATAGTCGATAAACCACTGTCTATCTTCTTTATTTCCTTTAATCCTCTTCTTGATATAATCATCTGCATCTTCCATAGGGATTACTGTTCCGTATTCATTTGTGTATCCTGTGATAACCATGACTACTCACACTCCTTTTTGAGCCATTCGTTACCTTTCTCTCCAAAAATCACATCAAAAACTCTTTTTGCATTATCAACACATAAAAGAACGTATACTTCTTTTTCGAAAGGATTCTTTACAGCTTTTACTGCAATTTTTGTATTGTTTGCTACCATTGACGCATATTTTTCTTCTGTAACTTCCGCTTTTTCTTTGTCTTCAAAAATATCTAAAGATATGCCCTTGTACAGTAATTGTAGTACCTTATATACATCTTTTTTTAACTGTTTTTCTGTTTCTGCAGTCATGTCAACATTAAGCTGTTTTTGTTTTTCTTGTGCTTCTTTAAAAGTTTTTTCAATCGCTTTATCTGTAATTGTTTCAAATTCTTTTTTTGTAATAATCATTGTCACATTCTCCTTTTCCTGCTATACTGTTGTTATGCATTTTTTGTTAAGCACTTTAGACCTGCACGTCTGGGTGCTTTTTTTCATTTCCATCCATCACGCTCTTGTGCGATTAATGCCAGTCCTGCGGCTACACAAGTACCCATAAACCAGAATGGCATTAAATCTAATCCGCAGACTAATAGTCCACACCCCATCATGAATGCTCCCATTTTCATTTAGAACCCTCCTCTCTGCATTGCTTGGTTCTCATTTGTTAGCTTTCTTATTCTCCATTTTTCAAATCTTTCTGTATCGAAAAATATAGGAGAATTGGACTTAGGACCTTTTTGTGCAAAGTCTTGTCCACGTTCCCGATAAGCTTCATCCAGAAACGACCTCGGGAACCCCATTTTCACAAGCTCTCCCATCTTCATAACTGGTTTCGGGTACTCCATGTTTACCTCACTTTCTCCGCTTCTTCCTGCGGTAATATCCTCTTTTCTTCATTCCTGCCTGTCTGAACGCCACTTTCTTGTATTTGCCGTTCTTCTTAGCTTTAATTCTTTGTCCCATTCTCTAAGTCTCCATCAATATCGGTGTGGTAGTTGTTAACTCCGCTTCCGTCCTGCTGAACGTATTCATATGAATTGAATACATATATCCACACTGTATTTGTCGCTACCAATGCAATGAATGTAATTAGCCAGATTGCAAACCATCTTTTTGCTGTCCGTTTACTTTGCTCGATTACCTCTGTTGCAAAGTATTCTTCTAAGTCTTTCCATTGCTTTGTCTTATCTTCCATTCCGCACCTCTTTCTTGCGGTGTTTAAAAAATTGTGTTATAATTTCCTTACCGCTAAGCTATGGTTAGTGGTTACATTCGCCCTGTGTGGTAGTTCCAGTGCCGCATGGGGCATTTTTATTTCTTTCGTTCTTCTCTTCTCTTTTTACTTCTGTAGTCGTCGATTAATACAGCTATGATTTCAAGTGCAATTACTCCTACAGCTCCTACAAAGATTCCTAATTGAAATGGTGGAATATACATTTCTGTACTCCTTTCTATTCGCTCTCTTCTAAAAAATAATCTACTGTTACCCCAAAGTAATCAGCTAATGTTTTAATGCTTTTTAAACCAGGTTTGATTCTTCCTGCTTTCCAGTCTGAAAAAAGCGAACTTGTCATTCCTGTATCTTTTGATACTCGGTAATCCGTAATACCTTTTTCATCTCTTAGTTTACAATATCTTTCATAAACCAAATTTTTCACTCCTTTCTAAGTTAAAACTATTGATTTTATCTCGGTTTAGTGATATATTGTGATTAACGAATTATTTATCACTTGATTCCACGAGTCACTCGCCAAACCGACTCGTTTTACCTCGCTCATCCGAGCTACAAGTGTATATTAGCACGTTTTGACAAGGTAGTCAAGGGGTTTATTTCGTTGTGTCGAATTATTTTTATAAAAAGGGGCAACGCTATGTATGAAATTTTTGAAAAATTGTTGAAAAGACGTGGCATAACAGCCTATCGTTTTTGTAAAGACACAGGGGTTTCAACCTCTACTATCAGTACTTGGAAAAAGAAAAATTCCAAAATAGGTATGGATTTAGCAGAAACGATTTCAAATTATTTCGGGGTATCAATTGATTACCTCATGACAGGAAAGGAGGAGGATAAAAAAGAAAAAGATAACAGTGTTATAGACATCAAAGATGAACTAGAGAGAATGAGAGATTTACTAAAAAACAGAACTCAACATCCAATTTACTACGATGGGGAAAAGCTTGATGATGAATCTCTTGATGCAATATTAGCTCAATATGAAATGTCACTTATATATCTTAAACAGAAAAATAAGTAAAGAAAGGATATGAATGTATGAATCATAATCAAATTAAATCTATTGTATACAATTTGATTAAAAAATACGAAACCAGAAACCCCGTTAGGCTTGCAAAAGAATTAGACATAATCATCCAGATCGGGGACTTAAAAAAAATATCTGGTTGCTATTTAAAGATTCACGAAAGAGATTTTATTTACATAAACGAAAAATTGTTAGACAACGAAAAAAAAGTATTACGAGGTCTTAGCTCATGAGTTAGGTCATGCGGTCCTGCACAAAGAAGATTTTTATTTCTTCTCATTCGGCAAGAACTGTTATGAGAACTCTATCGAACAAGAAGCACAGACATTTGCTTCGGAACTTTTGATACCCGATGAAGTGATACTTTATCACAAAGATTATACAAAAGAGCAACTTTCAATGCTGACAGGATACACCCCACAGCTAATTGCATTTAAACAGCTCTAAACTTTTTCTTTTTTTGTTTTATTTTTTTCTTTTTAATTAAATATAAATATATTATTTATTATAATACTATATAGGTTATATATAACTATAGTCTTTAGATACTATATATTTATATAAAAGAAAATAAAAATACACCATAAAACGTGATTTGTCAACCATAAAATAAAATATTTTTTTGCATAGTGCTGAAAACCGCATAAATACGTGGTTTTTGAGATTTTCAGAAGTAAAAAACATACCTTGATGGTGTTTTGATGGGGATTTGTTGGGGATTTGTTGGGGATTTGTTGGGGATTCTACTATGTAAAAAGTCCTACAAACCGCATAAAACCGTGGTTTCTTGATGGGGATTTGTTGGGGATTTTGGTTGGTATGTTGCCTGTTATACATTATAAAAGGAGGGATTTTACATGGCACTAATAACTTGCACTGAATGTGGGAAAGAGTTTTCTGAAAAAGCTCCTGCGTGTCCTAACTGCGGATGCCCTACAGAGGAAATCTTAAAAGAATTAGCTACTGTTTCTACTGCTGATAATGAAGTTCCGCAGTATGAAATTGATGAAAAAACGATTGAGATTGCTATAGAAAAAGGTATTGTTAATGAACCTAGTGATTTAATTATCACAGCAGGTAAATATACAGATAGTGGTTTTCTTTCTACACTAACACATATACTTTATGTAGCAAAAGACAGCTTCTATTTATGCCGTTTTGATAAGGCAGAAGAGAATCCAAAAGAAGATATTATTGTCAAACTTGATTATACAAATGATGCTATTAATCAGTTAACTTATGATTATGAAATGCGTAAATTTAACGGTAATTTTGGTTTTAACGTAAGCAAAATCAAAGCGGATAAAGACAGGTCTAGGGATGCTTACTATGAGATTTTGAAAAAGGTAGACAGCAAAAAAGCCGAAGATTTTTATAAGATTTTTTATCTGGATGCACCATACTGTCCTAAGTGTCACAGCTTGAATATAGGATATGAGTTTGTGCAGGATTCAGCTAAAACAAAGGGAAAATCTGAGGTCCGTAAAAAGAGTGTTGTGACTCGTGCAGGTAACAGTCTGGGACGTGCAGGTATGATTGCTGCTACTGGCGGTCTATGGGCATTAACACCTAAAAAGTCTAAATACAAAGAAAAGAAATCATCTAAGACAGATATTAACAGTAAACAAATGGCAATTTGCCAAGACTGCGGTAAATCTTGGGAAGTTAAATAACAATAAAAAAAGACCGTACCACACCCGAATGTGGTACAGTCTCCAAAAACACTGTTTTTGATTTAATGAATATTAACCAACTATTATTGTATCATTAACAGTGCGGTCACGCAAGGGTATAAAAAAAGAGCCACCGTAGACATCCAGAAAACACAGCAACTCTTTTTTTTATAGTAATTAATTCATAATTAAAGGATTAAAGATTGAAAGTATAAACCATTTCCACTTATATTGTATCATTAACAGTTTATAATTTCAACGGCATAAAAAAAGAGCCACCGTGAAGACTAATAAGAATCGGTAACTCCTTTTTTCATAACATCGTTGGATTATAAAATATTAAATTATAGAAAATTCATTTATATTGTAACACATCTATGTTATTTTTCAATCTTTTTAAAAACCACTCTTGCATGGCTGTTATTTTTGTACCCATTTTTAACTAATTTATAAATAAGGAGTGATACAATGGCAACAGCTAAATTTAAAAAAGGTAAAGACGGTTACTATTCCACCAATGTGTGGGATGGCACATACAAGGATAATGGTAAAAAGAAGTACAAACACCTGCGGTCCAAGAAAAGCTCAAAAGATTTAGAAAGAATCGTAAAGGAGTTTGAGCAACTAAGGGACCAACGGCAGGCAATGATTGATAGTGACATACTATTTATTGATTATGCTAGGCAATGGAAAGTCTTATATAAAGAGTCCAACCGAGCAAACAATACCAATAAAATGTACGACAATGTAATTAACGTCCATTTTGACAGCATTAAATACGTTAAGCTACAAGATGTACAGCGAAGCCACTTACAATTGATTCTGAACGGTGCTAAAGGCAAGTCACGGACACAACAACAAATAGTTATGACATTTAAGCAGGTCTTACACTCTGCTGTCTGTGATCGCATTTATTCCGCACAATCATTTGCAGATATATTTGACAACTTTGAATCTATAAGTTACAAAGCGAAAGAAAAACGCCCATTGACACCAGACGAACAGAGAGCCGTTTTTAAGGCAGATTTTAATTTAATGGATAAAATATATGTCTATATCATTTACGGCTGTGGGTTGCGGTGTGGAGAAGCCTTAGCACTAACAGAAGCAGACTTTGACCTAGAAGCACATACAGTATCTATCGACAAATCACACGACATATCAGACAACATACCAAAGAAAAAAACAGTAAAAAACATACAGAACGGAGAAAGAACGTTACCGTTACCAGATAACGTATTCGATGCAATCTCTAGTTACATAAAACAACTTAGAAAAGATGGCAGGAAATACTTATTCATAAATCGTGATTACAAGCCTATGACAAAATCTGGTTTCCGCAGGATGTGGGGCAGAATCATAAAAGCAATGCAGGCAGTCAGCGAAAGTCCTATTGAAGATTTAACAAGCCACATCTTCCGCCACAATTACTGCACAAACTTATGCTACCAGTTTCCTAAGATTAGCATAAAGATGATCGCACGTCTTGTAGGGGATTCTGAAAAGGTTGTGTTAGAAGTATATAATCACTTAATGCTAGAAAAAGAGGACAGTATATCCGCTGTAAACGATGCTTTAAATTTGGAACAAAAAATGGAACAACGCAAAGAAATTGCTTCATAATTTTTCTGGAACGAAAGTGGAACATGGAACACGCATGGAACAAATACTTTCCTAAACTTTAGATACTTTCTATTACTTTTAAGGGTATGATTTTTAGATAGGTCATGCCCTTAAAAACCGCATAAATACAAGAAAAGCACAGTATTTAGCCATTTGGCAACTGTGCTTTTTAAAGTGAGCGTGCGGGGATTCGAACCCCGGACAACTTGATTAAAAGTCAAGGGGTCAAAATGCTCTCAAACCGCATAAACTCAATTGTCTTTAATTTTGATTGGAACGAAAATGGAACATTTCGTAACCAACGATGATTATAATATCACATCATTTTCGACATTGCAACTACTTTTTTCTATTTTTTTTCAGAGCTGTGCAAGTTTTATTTCCTGCGTAACTTCCTGTTGTCTTCCAACCCAACTGTTTCCAATACTTCTGTAGTGCTTTGTATGTCTTAGTTCCCCAGATACCATCTACAGACAGCGGATGATTATTTGCATATGTACAGTTTGCGTTTAGCTTCTTCTGTAACCACTTGATCGCATTCTTGGAAGAGTTCTTTTTTACAACGCTGTATGATACTTTTACGTTATCATATTTAGGTCGTCCATATCCTGCGATACGACTATTGCCTAAAGCATAAGACTTCTTGCATACAGCACCACCGTTTGGTACAACGGCTGTTCCATTGGAGGTGTTGCCCTCGATCGTGAACACCATCTCGTCTGTGACTGCATACACAATTCCAGTGTGGCAGATTCTTTGAGAGTTCTTGAAGAAAATCTGGTCTCCAATCCGTGGTGTTTTATGCCACTGGTCATTGTTTTTGAATTTTTGTGCTGATGTTGGAGTGTATGCACTAAATCCATGTAAGAGTTTTTTTGCTACATCCCTGCCGTATGCCTGCACCATACACCAATCCACGAACATGTCACACCAATAGGCATCTGGTCCGTTAATACCAAAGTATGCTCCGTACTTAGTGTAGTTGTTGCTACCTGCGTTTTTTGTCTTACTGTTTAGATTCTTCTTGCTTTTCTTCTCTAAGTATCCGACTTCTCTTTTGGCTACTGTAAGAAGCTTGTCTACCGTATGTGCCATATTAGTCCTCCTTATATTCGATTACCTCAGCAATATCCGTCTTGTTCTTTGCAAGCTCGCTATCCCCGATTCCCTTTGTTGTTGGGTCCACCAATACCCCGACAGCCACTAAGATATTAAGGATGATACCTACAAGCTGTGATACTTCATCCTGTGCGATTGGTGCTGTGATACCTAAGATTCCTAGAATCTGATAGATAAATGCAATTAAGGCAGAAGCCAATGCTACTAATGTTGCTTTATTCTTGAAACGTAATTTAAGATTCATGATTTCTCCTTTCATTTTGTGGAAATATATGTTAATATGTATTTGAAGATTTTTCATACTTAATCTTCAATTTTATACTTTCCCCCTACAGTTTGTAGGGGGTTTTTTTATACTTGATAAAACTTCTTTTGATTAACTAAATCTTTCTTTAGTTAATCATGAAATATTTCATAATTTCCCTCGCATTGTATTTTGCAATCTTTTTTGCACCGTTTTCGTTTGTGTGAATACCGTCAAGCAAATCAGTCTGAATTGGAGCAACACCAGATTGTTCAGGATGGTCATAATCAATCGTTGTTTGACTTTCGTAAATGTTTCTGATTCCACATCTACGAGTGTCGATTGTTTCTGCTCCTAGTCTATCAGCGACAAAATTGATAAAATCACCTTTCTGGTAAATGCTATCGAAAGTTTCATAACATTCTTGTGTTGGAGTGCACATAAAAATTACAGCGTTAGGATAAGCCTCATGCAACTTCTGGAACCCATACCGCATAGCACCTGCCAATGTCTGACGATTTACGTTATCGATAGGCACAACAGTAAAGTTGTTTTGAGCATAATTTGTAATAAACTGTGATTCCACACTTTCTTTAGTCTGCACAGAGAAATCAACAGAATCATTTGTTCCAAACGAAAATGCAATTACATCAAAGTCCTGATAATCTGCATCTCCGTTTGCTTTTGCATTTAGCACTTTCTGTACTTGATTTCCCATTACGTTACCATCAGTAGATGGTTGTGGATTTCCGTCATACGTCTGATTGGCAACTTTATCTTGCCATGTAGAGCCCGCAACAGACACATTCACAACCTTATCAGCAAGGAGATACTGTTTAATCCAATACGTCCATCCGTTTACACCGCCCATGGCAGTAATGCTATCGCCAAGTGTAAGAATCTTTAATCCTTTCCACTTTGGAAGAATTGAACTTGGTAATGCTGACTCCGTTACTGTAACGTAAAGTTCTCCATAAGGAGTATACTTTGTAATGCCGTACTGCTCGATTTTCAAAGTGTTAAGAATGTCTCCAAGACCTCCATTTTTAGAGAATCTCAAATAATACGCACCATCGGGAACTGTTAATACGGTAGGTTCATTGTTTATGCCAGACAAATATTTTTTATCTGCATCAAAATATGCGCCTGTACTTGCTACTCCAATAGGCTGTTCGTTGCTACTAAAATAAATAACCATTCCCGGTTTTACATGAACGTAGTCACTTGCATCCCAAGTAGGGAATGTTGGCTCTAATATTCCATTTTCTGCAAGAATCGCACCTTTTACAACAGCATCTTTGTTAAAAAGGTTTGTATGATCTTCCTGTATTTTTACAACTTCGGCTTTAACTTCACTTACTTCGGCTTTTATATTGTCAGTGTCTTCCTTTACATTATCCACATCGGCTTTGATTTTAAGCTCGCCGTATGGAATATATGTAGTTCTTGAGCCTTTTTCGATTTGCAACTTTTCTTTTTTTTGAATCGAAAGAAAACCTTGCATATCCATCAGATATAACTGTTATATTATTATTATTATTATCAGGGTTTCCAAATCCACTTGTAAACTTCTTTTGAGCGTCATAAAAAGCGCCTGTGCTGTATGGTGTTGGCTTACCGTTTGAACTAAAATACAGAACATCATTTTTGGATACATGAATATAGTCTGTAGCTTCCCATCCGCTAAATCCATTCATTTCGCTGCCATCACCAGAACTGATAGCCACATTTGCTTTTGCCACTGCCGGATTAAAAAGATTAGGAGAAATGTTGTTACTTAAAGATTCCTTTAGCGAACCAATTTCCTTTCCAACTACAGCTGAATCCGCAGGCTTATCTGATTGTGTAAGTGTTTTATCTGTGTTTACCGCAGCCGAATTATAAGTACCACCAGAAGTCCATGCAGACCCATTCCAGTAATACCAATTGCCACTTGTGTAACCAGACTCACTCCCTTGATAGACATAGACTCTTGTTTTGTCTGTCATACCTGCGACAGTAGTTGCAATATAAGGTGCTCCAATCTGCCCCATAATCGCAGACCACGGTACTTTTTGTACATCCTCTTTTCCAACCAGACAATACATATCTTCTGTCGGATTAGACAATAGCGGTAAATCATTTATCTTTGCCATTTGCATCCACCTCTTTTACTTCTACACCAGATTTCACCAAAAACTCTTTCAGTGCTTTCTGGTGTCTTTTTAATACCATCATTGCTATATACAATTATGCAATCATCTTTTTCAAGATTGCATATTTTTAAATCATTTATTGTAATTGTTTTCATCATATAAACCCTATTACCCTGTTACCCATGTAGCAAATACGTTAAGCCACGCACCTGTTTCAACAGTAATGCTTTTAGTTGTTCCATATCTTTCAACTTTACATATCCCTGTCGTTCTGACAGTAAGTAAAAACCTGTTAAGTCCACTTCCTTGACATAGAAAACGACTTTCCTGTGATGGTGCAAATTTTTTGTCAAACGTTAAAATACTATCGTGTGTAGACCATGCCGTATTATTTTTTAACGTTCCCTGCAAAAATACAATATTTCCAATTTTCCGTACTCTTGCGTTTGAATTACTTGTATATGGAACGATGCCATTTCCGTATTTACACTCAACCCATCCTGTGTCCTCTATAATGTCTTGCTTTTTGTTTATTTTTTCGGACAAATTTTCTACATTTGTTGACAAAGTACCAACATTTGTTGACAAATTCCCAATATTTGTTGTTATATCTTCAATTTGAAGTCTCTTTTTCAAATACTCTGAAAGATTTGAAACCTTTACTTTTTTTGCATCATTCCCACCGATGATTAAATATACATCATCGGTGGGAATTTTCTGCTCTGGCAAATCATTAATTAATATAAGAGGTACATTAACCGCCATAATATCACTCCTTAATCATTCAGTTTATTATCTTTGATAAAGTCTCTAATAGCATCAATATGTTCCCTCAGTTCATCGTCAACAACGTAAAAATTGCCCTTATTATTTCGGCTGATTGGCTCTCCTGTGCTATCGTTAATCTCGTCGTATGTATAAGTCACTCTGTCTCCACCGCCAATGTTTAATACCATAAAACTGCTAAGTTGTTTCATTTAACATTTCCTCCTGTTCTTTAATTAAAGAATTGATTTCGTCAATATATTCTTTCTCATAATCTATCGCAACTTCTTTATTTTCATCTTGGTATTCTTCTAGCCTTTCAAATTCGTAATCTCTTTGAATTGCTTTAATTTCCCATGAGAATTTGAGATTTTCAGTACCTTTTACAGTAAAATAAGTAGGTGTTTTTTCTTCTACCCATAAATCGCCTTGTCCCTCTTTCTGCAAGAATACTTGGTACTCAATACTAGTGTTTACCGTTTCTGCAAATATATCATCAATGCTTATATAACATTCTCCAATTTCATCGGTTTGTGCCGTTCCAATATCTCCAAACATTGGAGTTGCTGTCTCATAGCAATACTGTGAACGAATATCGTAATTTTCAGTATCAACTATTCTCTTTTTCGTCCCTGTACAACTAAAATCTTTATGAACAGTCAAATTCCCACCAGAAATATCTACATTTCCACCAGAAATATTTACATTTCCATAAAATGATGAATCCAAGCCAGAAACAAGAAGTTCTTTTTTTTCTCCTATACTTACAGAAAAGTAACCTTTTTCTGTACTGTTTAATCCGTGAGATATTAATATGCTTTCATAATCTATAGTTGTCTCTGTTGATTCATTGTCAAATGGCGTACCAACACTATTTTCTGAATTTTTAACTTTTATACGATCGTGTCTTACTATTGAAGCTTTTCCTGTCCCGTCCTTATTTTTAGAAACGTACATTCCATCATTGAATAATTCTGGCAGAAGGCATATATATGATTGTGGAGTTTTATCGTCTGTTAGGAAATAATTCGACACCAAAATTCCTCCAGTGTCTACCGTCACAATTTCTTGATCCCACATATTGTAAACATGCAGCTCCCCGTTTCCATAAGTTTCGTTTTTACCTCCAAGGTTTAATACTCCACCTCTTGAATATGTAAAGTTGATATACAGTTTTCCGTCAGACCCACGATAAATACCTTGCCATGCTCCGTCATTGGTTAGAAGATTAAAGATTTCTTCATGTGTCAACGCATCAACATCTATTGCAACAGGAATTGTCTCAATGTCAAGAACCTCTGTAAATCCACCTTCCGCATACATCGTACATCTAAGTGCTGCTACATCACGAGGAATACCGATTGCTTTATTGCTTGCTGCTTGAATCGCTCCGCCATTCGTTGTTGCAAGAGCACCATATAGGCTGTGAGTGATTGATGTTTCATCTGCGGATGAAGTATAGACAGTTTTGTATGTGTCTCCGTCAATCGTTTCCTCAATCTTAAATCGGCATTTATATGCTGTTCGTGCTGTTGCTGTACCATCACGATAATAACCAGACAGTGTAATATAGTTCGGCACCATTGAGCTGTCCGCTGATCGTTTGATGATTCCTGTGGATGGTTCCATAAAGTAGGTTCTTCCTGCACTTCCTTGATCGCCTTGTGGTCCTGTTGCACCTGTTTCTCCGGGGATACCACCCTTTAATTTAGCAATATCAAATCGTTTTGTGACAGAATATGTATTAAGGTAATTAGCTGTAATATCTACCCATCCAACCTCTGTTGTTAATCCTGTTACAGTATAAGTGTGTGTTGAACCATTCCAAGCCCCTACGACACCGCTTGACTTCTGCACGTTGTAAGTACAGTCGTTAGATATATCGGTATGACCGTATAAAACCTGTGCTGTCGTGTGACATTCTGGAAACGCTGTGTATTCTCCTTTGTAATCTGTTGCGATTGCTTGATAGTCCTTGTCAAGATTTATAATCATAGCACGAGACTTTTTCGCTTCATTGATTGCGTCATCAATCGCTTCTGTTGCAGTCTTTCCACCTATTGTGACGTTATCTCCAGAAATCCTTACAGTACCAGTTTCTATGTCTGCAAAAAAGATAATATTTCCAGATTTATCCTTGACTGTCAATGCACCAGTATTAATATAATCTGCATTGATTCCCTCTGCATAAAGCAATCTTGTTATCATTTCGCCTGTAATTGTAAAACCATATGGATAATTTTTACCGCCATCCGTGGAAAAACCGATTGCATCTGATGTTAACTTAATAACATTTCTTGATTCAGCAAGCGACCTCTTATCATGCAGGTAATAAATACTAGAACCGTCTGGTTGCTTCTCTTCCGTTGAATACAATCCACTACCACTTTTAAGTGTTTCGTTCAGTTTTTTAATCGCATTTTCACGATTTGTCTTTTCACGTTCAACTAATTCTTTCACTTGAATCAGTGCTTTTTGTTCACTTGACGTGTAATTGCTTTGATTTCTCATTGGAGATTCTGCACTGTTTTGTAGTGTTGTATACCCAAAGAATACAAAGTTTACATCTGTTAATACTGAATAGAAACTTTTCCCTTTCCAGTCTGTAATCTTTATCTTGTCTCCAAACTCTGCAATTGGATAAGAAATATAATCCATCGTAAATCCACGAAACGTTACATCCTTGAATCTTTCATAAATCCAAGAAACTAATGTCTCTTCATGACCTGCAACTAACGGATTCTCTATTTCTAAAACGTAGCCATCTGAACCGTATTTGACTAATTCTTCCGCATCTTCTTCATTTTCGTTACCATCTTCATCGGTTGTTGTCTTAGTGACAGTTTTTGTCATTTGTACACCTGTTACCTGCACATCGTTTGTATCGCTTGTTAAAGAATCATAAGATTCGATATCGTGAATATTAGTACTGTAGTCAAAATCATATGTAATTATCTGTAGATGCCCTGTGCGGTCAATTCTTGCGTTTCCGCAGGCAATCATAGCTATAAAACCTATAATCTGTCGGTGTGTATACTCACTAGATGGCATGGTTGGTATCTGGAAGTCATTATGTAAAAAGTTGCTATTTCCAATCAAGATACCGCAGGTATCACAACTATCAATTAGCACACTCTTTGCTGTCGCAGGGAATGTCAATGTTGTGCTGTATGTCTTATCTGCTTTATACATATCATCGTATCCAACAATCGTTACAACACTTCCGTAGGTTTCTGGTTGAGTGACGGTAAATGTACCGTATTCAATTTTTTCTGTTGTAGATGATAATTCAAACGTCAGATATAGTCTGATTTTTGCTCCAAAGAAATCATAATCAGATAAGTGATCGTCGTCGTTCATGATTTCTAACTGTACGTTTCTGCTAATGGCAACTCCTAAAGGAATAGAGTTTGCCCCCGCAGAATCAACCAGACTATTGTTATCTATTGAAAAATCATCCTCTGTCAGTTCTAAAACTGTGCCATTTGCAAGTGTAACTTCTGCATGCTCTTTAAAATCCTGTCTTTCTGACATAAGTTCTTTAAATTCGTTACTTACATTTATCATAATGGGTCAATCCTCTGTGCATTAAAAGAGAAACTTTCAAACTTTTCTTCTCCGTCTTTCAATGTTCCAAATTTAATATCAGACACCTGTCCTACATAAAATGTATCGTCTCTCCATTTACCATAATATGGACTAAAATAATGCAACTGAAATTTTGTCTTTTTATTGCTTTTACTGTAAACAATCATTTGCATTATCTCTGCTACATCTTTTGCAGGTATATCAGTCGCAGTATAAGGAAATCTTTCGATTGTAAACATTGGTGTAAATTTACCAATTCCAGACTGTGAACGTGTAGAACCTTGCGTATAAGTTGTTTCATATGCTGCAGAACTTCCACCATCTGGCTGAAATATTTTCTTACCATTGATTTTTATATAATCTTGTGCCATATTTACTCCTTTCTACGCAAGGCTAAATGGGTTTCTACCGTTACTCATTTGTCTTAGTTTTGCTTCTTCGATAAATTCATCAAATAACGTTCTGCGATTGATTTGTGCTGTAAAGTGATAATCTCTACCATTGTTACCGTTATTGTCTGATTCTAAATCTTTCATAACTGCTAATAGCTGTTCAAGCAAGTTAATTACGTCATTATTATTGCTGTTTGTACCACTCTGTTTCTGTGCGATCACTGCGGATGCTTTCGCAGGTATAATCTTACCAGTTGCAATCTCTGGTGTTTTAAATGGTACACTTGCCAACTCTTTAGACTGATTCATAAAGGTTTTTATTGTATCTGGGAATGCTCTTTCCAGACCAACACTAATACCTGCTGGTAGCATTTTTCCAACCTTATCTCGCATTAATCTTGATGGAGAATGGATTCCAAAGAAACTCGTTACTGAATCAAACGCTTTTCTTGCAAGGCCTGTCATTTTATCAACCAAAATCCATGCAAAATCTCCAATACCTTTTGCTATACCTTTTACAATGTTCTTTCCAACACTTAACCAGTCTACTTTTGTAAACTTATCTTTCATTTTCACTACTGCATTTTTTGCTTTAGTAGCTAAACTACTAGGTAAGCCTTTAATTCCATTGACTGCATATGTAATAATTTTCCTTGCGGCTGTCTTTACTGTTGATAATTTACCAGTGATACCACTTCCAACATTTTTGACACCATTAGTACCTATTTCTTTTAATTTGCTAGGCAAATTTTTTATACCATTTACAAGGCTGCTATATACGTTTTTTATTGCATTGACTGCATTAGATTTTGCACCCATGATACCGTTCTTAATGCCCACAATAAGACTTTTACCAAGTGACAACCAATCATAGGCTGCAAACACACTAACGATTGCCATGATAATTTTTGGAATACTTGCAATAAGTGTAGGAATTGACTGAATCAATCCTTTAATCAATATTGCAATAAGTTTCACACCTGCGACTAAAATTTTAGGTGCATTATCATTGATTACACCTGCAATGTTAATCACGATTTCAGGAACATTTTTGATGATATCTGGCATGGCATTAGCTATACCTTTAGCAAGATTTAACATAAGTTGAAGACCAGAATCTACTAATTTTCCTGCATTGGTTCTTAAGTTTGCAGTAAAATTGGTCAGTGCTGATAATCCTTTACTGATAAACTGCTGTGTACCATTTGTGATACCTTTTGCTAAATTATCCATAAAGGACGTTCCAAGACTAGTTAAGGCATTGAGTGCTTTACCTGCAACAGATATTGCTTTTACTAAGATTCCTACCCAGTCAATTCCAGTCAATAGCTGTGCTAATTTAGTGCCTAGCAATGACCAGTTTGTAGTATCTAAGGCATTTTCCAGTGTTGTAAGTATTCCGATTGCCAGACCAGAAAGTCCAATACTAATAGAATTAACATCTAACTGTTCTATCGCACCGTTTAATCCCTGCCCAATAGATTTACCAATTGTATCCCATTTAAGGGTATTTACTGCACCTGCGAGCATCTGAAACGGAATGTTGATACGGTTAGCAAACAACCGTCCTACATTAGACCAGTCAACCTCATTGAACATACCATTGATTCCAACACCAATTTTTGCCCCTAAGTTTTTCCAGTCAATTCCCTCAATCAGAAGATTAAGAGTGTTAACAATTGTATTAATACCTGCACCTACAGTACGTCCCATCAAATCCCAATCTATATGATCTACAAGACTATTGAACGTCCGTGTAAATGCATTTACAAAATAAGTTATCTTTGGACCTACATTATTCCAGTTGATCGCATCATAAATCTTTTGTAGACCTTTGTTGATACCGCTAGCAATATAAGCTCCAAGTCCCTCCCAATCCTCTTTCTTTATGAGGTCCTTAATCTTCTTAGCAATGTCTGCAATGGAAGATTCAATAGGAACTTTCTCAAACATATCTCCAATGGATGGACCAGTGTAACCACCGCCACCACCTCCACCGCCTGCGGATGGGGTAGAAGAACTAGGGGTATCGTTATCTTTCTCTTTCTGGTACTGTCGGACTTCATCAAGTCCAGAAAGATAAGTCTGTATCTCTTTATTTGCTTTTTTCGTGGCTTTTGCGTTATTCTTTGTGGCTTTTGCCGCCTTATTAGCACCACTGGATGTTTTATTCAATGATGCCGCATAATCTTCTTGTACGGCTTTCGCTCTTGTAAAAGATTTCTGTCCTGTCAGTGCAGCTATAAACATTCCTACATACGTGATCGCTTTCGATAACATATTCATGAATGCCGTTAATATAGGTGCAACTACGGACAAAATCGGTGCAAATGCTGTTGCCAAACTGTTTTGTAACTGAGTTAATGCTGACATCATGGAAGATATCGAAGCATTAGTAGCTGACGAATACTGTGCAAGGTTATTGATGCCTGTCATGATTCCACTGTTAACTTTAGAAATCATTCCAAAAACGGTAGAATATAATACACTCATACCGATCATTCGACCAATAGAAAAGCTTGCATTATTAGCACTGTTTGTAGTGCTTGTGAAGTTCTGTGCCAGTCCACCAAGACGTTTTCCAAGTCCAGATACGACTCCACCCATCCTACTAAAGATAGATGAAATACCGCCTGTCTTTGTCTTAGCACTGTCCACAGACTGACTGACATTCTTAAATGATGAACCAAGCCTACTATTTGTGTTAACAAGTCCTTTTTCTTTTGCATCTGTCTGTGTTATTTCTTTGTTTAAGGCATCCAAAGCTTTTTGACTTGCACTAGATGCCGTGGCAGAATATGCACCAGTCATAGGTGCTGTCTTGATCGCAGGTGTTTGTACTGTTCCACCACCGCTTTCTAACTGACGTTTCTTAGCAATCAGTAAATCGTACTGCCTGCCTAACTTCTCTGCCGCACTCTCCAATGCCATAAAGGCAGGAGAACTTGTAACACTTTGATTTCTTGCAAACAACTCTTGCTGAGTCTGTGCCACTTGATTAAACTGTGCTTCTACCTGCTGTAGTGTCTGTTCAAGAATCTGATAAGCTGTAGTGTTGATAGGGCTGTTACTTATCTTTTGTTGTGCCTGTACTGTCTGCTCCAAGCTGTTATTTAACAGTTCTACCTTTGTTTCTGTGCCTGTGATCTCTGCATTAAGTTTAGCTAATGCGTTAGCACTTTCCTCACTTGCCAGACCTGTTCCACCTGTCAGCTTTCCAGTCTTAGGCAGTCCAGTGTTTCCTGCTGTAGATGTTTCCAACTGTTTCTTTTTTGCAATCAACTGTTCATATTGCTGATCTAATTTAGAAGCGGCACTCTCCATTGCTTGAAACGCAGGAGAAGATGTTGCACTCTGATTTCTGTTGAATACATCCATCTGTGCTTTTTCTAACTCTGCAAGCTTCTGTCCTGTACTTTCTATAGCTTTATCTAACGTATCTAGTGCATTAGATTTAATATCTATGCTTTCTAGCTTCTTTTCTGCCTGTGCGGTCTTTTCCAGTTCATCAGCCACAGTCTTTGCTTTTTCTTCGAAAACATCCATACCTTTTGTATCTGGTGCTTTTATACCGCCACTTATGGCTTTTTCCATTGATTTCCCAATGGTTTTTACTTGATTGGATAAACGTTTTAAAAGGGATGCAATTTCTTTCACACTTGCTTTTGCTTCGGTTGTATCAATCTCTGTTTTGATATAAATACTTCCATCCGCTTTTTGTGTAGCCATTTAATCACACCCCTTTCTGTCCATTAAGAAGTGCATTAAGTCTGTCTCTTTCTGCTTGTTCTTCTTCGGTGTATTTAACGTCTAAATCAATAAGATTCTTATTCTCTTTGTAGAAATCACGTTCCCAGTCATCAAGTTTCTTTCCTTTCGCTTTCTTTATGCGAACATTAAGAATCTGTGAAAACAAGGATTCTCCGATTTCCATATAAGCTCCCAAAAAAGTCCACCAATGAAGATATTGCATGGCTCTGATTTCTCTTCCTAAGACCCTATTAACCGATGGAATAATAACCGCACCGTCCTGTTCCCAGTCCATTGTGTGCGGTTTTTTCTTCCCATCGTCTTTTATACCCATGTCAATAAATTCGATGGCTTTTTCTCTTGCTTCTTCATAGTCATGCGGTGGCATTTCGTCAAAATCAATGTATAAAATGGTAAGAGCAACAATCCACTTTTCATCGTTCTCAAACTCTGGATCATTAAAAGTCTTTAATATATCCAAAATTGCTCGAAAATCTGTACGAATATCGTACTTAATGCCACCAACTACTATGGATGTTGGAAGTTCCCAGACTTCCATTTATTTGTGATATTTAGAAGTTGCTCTTTTGATCTTCGCCTGTTTCTTCTTAATTCGCTGATCTGTTACCTGCTCAATAACGTCCGCAATCTCAACGATGATATTCTCAATAAAGAAATCTCCACTTTCTGTTAATGTCAGCGGATTGCAGATAGCAAAAACAGATTTAGAAGCTTTAGAGTTGAGTAAGTAATCAATCTGTTCTTCTAATCTGTCGGATAATTCCAGAATGTCTTTTTCTGTTGCATCTTCTGGTACTTCCATCTTTTCAAGATTTGCAACTACCTCTTCATATCTTCTAATGATATTTAAATCAACTGGGTTGAATGGGAATCTTCCAATTTCCTCATCATCTTCATTCGTTAAAATTACATTTAACGCCCCAGTTTTGACTTTTCGTCTAAGTTCTTCCATATCCTGCACTCCTTGTTATGATAAAACTGCTTTGCTGTTGTCTTTTAAGTCCTGTGTAGCACTTTCTGAAAATGTTCCGGATGTTACGTTGTAAGTACCTTTTCTGCGGTTTCCTGCGTAGTTAACTGTGAAAGGAATCTGGTAACCACTTGTGTCTCCACCGTAGGATGTTGGAACAATATAACAATCTTCTGCGTATGCTTCATAAGCTCCGCTTGATGCTTCTTTCCATAGGTGTACTTCTACTGCGGTAGTTTTCAGATTATCGTCTTTGTAACGATTATCAATGATCTCCTGCAACTTCTGGCTTAATGTGCTGTCAGCTTCTGCATAATAAGGATCGGCTTCTGAAGAAACCTCATATCCGTTGTGTTTGAATGTAGATTCTCCGATAATATTTTTACTTGTTTCTGTATCTGGATTAAGTTCGACATTGTACTCTTCTAAGTCTTTTCCAAGACGTTCATAGGATGGTGTTTTACCACCGCACAAAGAGCCTGCATCTAAGAAATGAGCCATATACTTACGGTCAATTTTACCTGTTGTAACTGCCATTATGATTCTCCTTTATCTTTTCAAGGTCAGTGATCTACATCCTGTCGTAGACCAGTTAATAGTTAATTTATTTATCTATCAAAGTCGTTTTGATATCGGGCAGAAATATTGATAGCCCAATTCTCAGACTTGTTTTCGTTTATACTGTCCAAATATGAAGGTGTCTGTCTGTCAATCGTTAAAAACTTTCGATTGCCTGTCAGCACTGGATATTCTTCTAGCTTATATGTATTGTTTTTAATCGTGATTGTTTGTTTTTCTAACCATTTGCCAAGGTTATCCAACCACTCTTTAATGTCTGCTTTCCTCTTTGGTTTTGTACCACTTGCACGATATATCACGCAAAATGGATACAGACATACCTGTGTGACGTGACCAGTAATACTCTCTTTTTCTGATTCAATCACTGCACCGCTTACTGGGAACATTGCTTTTCCGCTTGCATCATCTAATGTAGAAAATGCAATTTCGTCTCCCTCTCTTAGTTCTGGGAATTGATTTACCAGTTCTTGCAATGCTGTTGTGATCACGTCAAAACCATCAATGTCGTACTTGACTGGTTTCTTTTCTTCTGCCATTAACTTCCTCCTGCCTGCTTCTTAACATGAGTAACCCATGCTTTACCGTGATTCTTCTTTGCTGTTTCAAACCATTTTGGAGTCGCTTTTGGATTCTGGTAGCTTAAGTCAACTTTTGCATTGGTATGTCCTGCAAATTCAGTGACTAATACTTTCTTAGCACCTTTTCTCGCCCATGGAGACCCTGTTAATTCGTCAACCATACCTTTACCATAGTACAAGAAACGTCCCATCGGTCCAGTACCTGCACACACCATTCCAGTACCTGCAAGAGAAGCACTTTTTGCTCTCGTTACGTTAATGAATGTACCTGTTTCATGTGGCATATATGGGACCATATCAGTCATAACTTGACTATCTAACCAATATTGAGCACTTTGTATTTGTTCATCGAATCTCGCCAGACTGATATTAGCTTTCATGTTTTGTGTATTCACATTAACATTTCCTAATTTCTTCTTAGCCATATATAACCACCTACTTAGCCATTACCTCAAAGTGCGGGATTATGTCGTAAAAGGCACTTCCAGTTATTGCAAAGACATAATCATACTTAAGTTTCATTTCTTCATAGAATCCGTCAATATAATCATCCTCTGCAATCGGTTCTTCATTCTTCCATTCGCCAACGATAAAGAAATCAAAACTATTCGCCTTAGAACTAAACGTAAGTGCTTCTGACAGCTTATCATTCGTCTGTTTAAGCCATTCTTTAGGAGGTAGCCATAATTTACTCCCTACCATCTTTTGACCGCTTTTTAGGCTATACTGCACGTTTAATACAGCATTGTCCTGTGAGTCAGAACCATACTTTGCAACGATGCTTGCTTTATCCATGTTTAGGTTCGTATTATGCAAAATAGAGGGATACCATGTATCTCCTAATTTACTTTCATACCTATTAAAAAGTGTGATTGTATCGTTATACATCGTATCCCTCCGTTTTTTTATCTTGGATATATTCCCATGTACAGCAAGTTAACTCCGTTAGCATCAGTGATGCCAGACAGATAATCTCTTATCTTATCATCGTATAGTTGCTTCTGTGCTTCTTTATCTGCTAGACACTTATCTATCAACGTAGCAGTGCCTGTGTTACTGGAAGTCACATAGCTTATACTCTCGTTTCCTGCACTCTTAGATGCTACCTGCTTACTCATCACAGTTCCATCTTCTAATGTGATATAACCCTGTGATGCTTCAACTCTCGTTTCTGCCTGTTCAATCTTATATGTGATTGACAAAAGTTCGCAAACACATCTTTTAACTGCTTCTGCATCATCTTCATCTGTTGGAAAAGCAATCTTAAGTTTCTTCACATTGTCAACACCAGTCGTGGCATTATCTATCTTCTTGCAAGAATCCCAGACCAGACGATTAAAGTCTGCTTCTGGGATTGCTTTCTCTCCAAAAAGGGTTTTGTAATATTCATAGTCAATGTACGCCATGAAATCACTCCTTTTTATCCGTTGGATTTAATAACACCCATGCGGATATTCTTCTGGTTAAATGCTAAAGACCAGTTTCCTTTAGTTCCTAACTCTGCATTTGTAGGAGACTCTTTTGCAATCTTGTTAGCATTAATAGAAAATCCGTTAGGATGTAATACATAACCCTGTTTTGTATACAGTTTTTCAATACCGGCAGATGTTTCTGGGTCATAGTCTGTATAATAAGGATTTTCATAGTTTGTCTTATCACAAGTCAATACTGAACCTGTACCAAGCATATAAGTTTTGTATACTGGGTTTGTTCCTGTTGTATCAACTGTAAATTTGTCTGTTACCAGTGGGATAAATCCACCGATTGTAGGAAGATTTACTTCTCTTTCTACTGCGTTAGCAATAGTGTATTTGTTGTAGTCAACAAGTCCCATTGCTTTGTACTTTGCATAAATGTAAGAGTTTAATACAAGTAATCCCATCTTGTCAGCGGAATCTCCTAAAGCTTTCTGCTGTGCGAAGATAAGTGTTGTATCATCAATTTTGTTTGCATCTCCTACAGTCCCCTCACCAGTTAAAGATAAGTCTGTAATATGGTTTTCCATACCAGACAGGCTTAAAACTGCATCAACTGTAGTCATTAAGTCACGTGTTCTTACCTGCTTATAAAATCCTGCAACAGAGTTTGCAACATGAGTCATAGGGTCTGCACCTGTTAACTCTTTTGTAAAGTCTTTTGATTTCCAAGCTTTCATTCTCTGGATTAACATGCAAGTCTGTTTCTTTCCTGTGATTTCAACAGGTGTATTGTTTGTTTCTCCATCGTTGTTCAAAGCCTGTGAGTCTTGTTCATCAATCGGTGTATAAAAAGGAATTGTTGCAACGTTTCCTTTTTCTCCGATTAAATCCATGATTGTATTGTCCTGTGCTAACACACCAGATGCAATAATCGCATCATTCCATGTTGGGTTTTCTGTCATATAACGAGAAAATTCTTCTGGGTCAAAATAAAAACCGCCAAATAATCCTGTTCTTGGCATAAAAAAAGTCCTTTCTACCCTAAATAAGAATAGATAAGGACTTATCTTTGTCCCATCTACCTACAACTATTAAGGGATTTTTAGGTTAGCGGCTCACTTCCATATTGTGAGTCGGTATTATCTATCTGTCATTTAATAAGGTTGCATAGTAGTCTGGGTCCTCTGCCTTAAGCTTCATTCTGTCGTCTAAAGACATTTCCCTTAACTTCTGTGTTCCCTTTTTCTGCTCTCCGCTGTTGAACTTAGTCGTAAAGCTTGGGATATTAGGAGCTGGTGATTTCTTTTCGTCAACCAAGATGTTCTCAATTGGTTTCCCATCTTTAGTAGTAAGTTCCTTGAATACATCTTCTGCATTTTTCCCATTCTCTTCTTCTAATTTTTGAATCATCTGGGAGCGGATAGAGTCTTCTGTAATTGCATTTACAAATTTTTTATCAGATAAGAAATCTTTTACCTTGTCTCTTAACTCTGTCTGCTTAGCTTCTTTTGCTCTTGCTTCTTTTTCGTTTGCAAGCTCCTGTGTTAATGTTGTAATCTTAGTCTTAAGACCGTCAACATCTTCTTTCTCTAATTCTGCTAATCTGGTCTGTACATCGTCTAAAGATGTTTTGTGTTCATTTTTTTTCTCTACCTGTTTATTGTAGTCAGCTACAGTCTTGTAATTTTCGGCATGTCTTTTTTTTAGCTCTGCCTTTTTCTCTTCTGGGATTTCGATTCCTAATTCTGCTAAAATCTGTTCGTAATTCTGCATTGTATATCCTCCTACATTGTTTGTATACCGCTATGTCTGCGGTAATGGATTAAGACTTATATACCTAAGTCAAGGTAAAAGAAATGTGGGGACTTGAACCCCACTCGAGCCTCGAACTCTTTTCCTGTCGTCATGTAACCAAAAACGCTTAAAAAACTCTGTACTTACAAGGAGGCTGTAGCAAATCTGCATAATTCCTACATATTTATTGTAAACCCTAAAATATGCCGTTTCAATACCCTCTTTTTTTACATTTCCGCAAGTTTCTTTATCTGTCGCTGTATCTCTTTTCTCTCGTCCATAAAGTCAGAATCAATAACCATAGAAGAAAGCATATCATACACTTCCACCATCAATCTACCGACCGATTCCATAAGCTTATCACGGTGTCCTTGATCTCCGTTTTCTTTGTATGCCATTTTAGCACTTAAGTAGTTGTCATACAATGCATCTATATTTTTATCATACTTTCCATTGCTGTACTTCTTAATAAGATTCTCTCCTGCATCCATGACGGTTTCCGCTATGTCTCCATGCTCCATCTTTTCCAGATTGCATAATGTTGTTGTAATCTTATACATTGCATCAAGATTAGATGTTGTGAGCTGTTTTAATGCTGAGTTTTTTTCTCTTTCTAGCTGTTCTTCCAGAACATGTTTGATTTCACTCATAATTTGACCCCCTTAAGCTTCTTTTTGTATTTCTCATGAATGCAGTCCTGTGTCTCTGTAATATACACCATGTCGTATCCTACAGAGATTAAATCAGTAACCATCTTTTCAACTGTTTCTAGCTCTTTAGATACGTCTTTTACCAGACATTCTACAAACAGTGCATCCGATACGTTTCCGTTCGTTCTAAGTTGCTGTGCGTACTTCTCATAGGCTTCTTTTGTCTCTTTCTCCCAGTTGTGATACTCTATAAAGCCATCCTCTACGGCTTTCTGCTTTGTGGATTTTCCGATACTTAGTCTACTGGCTGTATACCAAGAGTCGGGAATCACTTTTATAGTACCGCTAAAAGAATCTTTTAAAAGCTTGCCGTGATGATCTACAAAATACCTGCATATTTCACGTCTCTCCAAGCTTTCTGTAAGAAACTGGTATTCATGTAATCTTTTGTAGCCTTTCAAACCTAAGAAGTTGAAATAGTCTGCCATTTGACCGTGTATCATCATAGCCGCTACATATCTTTTGTTGATCTCGTCAAAGATATCTTCTGTTTTTGTTACTTCAAGATTGTTTGTAAATTCAATCATGATCGCACCTCCTTAAGAGATACGCTTTATAATAATATTCGCATCTTTTACTATTGCCGCTGTTGTTCCTACATTTCCGATGCTTACGATTAAGCTACCACCAGATGGTACAGTTACAACCGTTGTTGCTCCCACGTTCTGAAATGTGTTCGCTGTAACTACTGTATAGTCCATTTCTGTTCCACCAATAGCTTCTCCGTTAAGCTCTACAGCAAGTGCTGTTGCTCCTGTTGCATTAGCGGATACATTTCCGTTAAATTCTACCTCTACAGTCATAGGGCAGTTCGATCTATTCGTTAACGTAAACAGACCAGACCCCTCTACATGATTCAGCCACCCATAATTACAAGTACAACGTCTGCTACTATATCGTGTATTCGCAAATAGTACGTTTGCACCACTGTTTACATCCTGCTGTGCTACATTTACCGCATTTAACATAATTTTCCCTCCTAAACAAAAATAGGATGCCGAACCCGACACCCTATCGTCAATATATTGCTAGTCTACTTAGTAGATATGGATTCTCCAACAAGCTTTGAATTATTTACACATTTACACTTCCGCAGTTACAACCACCGTATGCATACCCATTATAGGATACATAAGGACTTGCTGTAATGTATGCAGGTGTTGGGAATGGTCTAACAGCATCCACAATGTTCTTAGTCTGTGATACCTGCGAAATCTGGAAGTTAGATAACTGTAAGTCTCTATCTCTGTCCGCAAGTTTATCTCTAAGATTCTGGATTGTGTTGTCCTGCATCAACTGGCGTGTAGCCTGTCCGTCTGCGAGGATTGTTTCCTTAATATCACAGCAACACTGTGCCATCTGTGCCTGCATATTCTGTGCCATTAAAGCCGCATCATAGCGGTTCTGTAGCACTTCTTTCTGTGTTTCACAGCAACAAGCCTGCTGTTGTGCCTGCATCTGCTGTAATCCTAACTGTGTTGTGTATCTGCTTTCTAATACGTCTCTCTGTGTCTGACAAGCTGTATTAGATACGTTCTGGTTTGTATTGAAAATATCTCTCTTTACAAACTCATCGGATAAGAAAGCGTTTTCGCCTGCGGTCGTTGCGGTATCGTTATTTCTTCCCCATCCGTTACCACAGAAAAGAAAAGCAATTAAAATAATCCAAATCCACCAACCACCGTTGCCGAAGCCGTTATCATATCCGTCATTTTTTGTCACTGCCGCTACATCTGCCGCAGTGAGTCCCATTGCTTCATTCATTGTTGTTGTCCTCCATAAATTTATTTACCAAGCTGTGCACCGCTTAATATCTATTTGTTCACTTTGTCCACAATATCCTGTGGATTCATGCCCTGCTGTTGGCATAGGCTATTAAACACTTCTTGTGGGTTCTTTCCCTTGCACATTTCCATTGCCTGCTTGATCGCAGGGTTTGTCTGTGCCATGCTCTCAACCATAGACTGCGGATTGTTAGACCCTCTTACCATGCCCATTACTTGCTGTACCATTTGCATAGGATTGTTGTTTCCCATCATACCGCCTATCATGCTCATTAAAGGATTACTCATTGCTTAACTCTCCTTTCTCTGGTTGCTCTCCTAGCTTTGCTAGAAGCTCTTCAAACTCTGTTCTTGTAACATATCTATTATCATAGTTTACGTTCTGTTTTGGGACTGTCTGCGTGGCTTCTGGCGGTATTTCTTCAAATCTAAACACCTTAAAAGTTGCACTGCCCATTCCATCTACACTCTTTACATAAAAGAAAGGTGCATTGTTATCCATCATCCATGCTGTAGCCCCTGGCTGTACAATCTGGTTCTTTGCTCCCTCTATACCTGCAACTTGTATCCAGTTCACGTTTTGCGTAGGTACTGGATTGACTGGTTCTTGCATCGGTTTATTATACTGCTGTTGCATTTGCTGTAACTGATTTAGCCTATCCTGCAACTGCATTGTATCCTGCTGATACATTGGTGCATAAGGATTATAGTTATATCCGTTCACTCTTCCACCTCCCTTTTATGTGTAAATTATCGCATTAAAAAAGAGACTCTAACAGGTCGTTAAAGTCTCACAAAAGTATCATATTAAATTAAAAAATTAGCACCATGATAGGGGCCATGGTGCTTGAAAATAAGGATAAGATTGAGGAACACCAATTGATGAAAAAAGGTGTCGTTGAAAAATAAAAATTAAGCCAACATTTGGGGAAATCAAAATGTATTTCTCACGCTCACGATATTGTGAGCGAATGGAAGCAACAGGACTCGAACCTGTGACAGGTCGGTTATGAGCCGACTACTCTGACCAACTGAGTTATACTTCCACGGACTCCATTAGGAATCCACCGTACTATATTGCATAAGCAAAAATAAAAAAAGGATTAAAGTATTATAACATGAAAAAAGTATCTCCGAAACAAGCAACTATCATTTAAAACTAAAAAGGAAATCTTATAATTATTTATTTAACAACTTATTACTTGTTACATTTATATTGTATCATGGATTTTTGCCTTTTCAATACCCTCTTTTTTACGCCTTTTCGTAAGTCTTTTCAAAGATTTCTTTCTTACATGGGTAGATTTCCCCGTCCACACCAGTTATAAGCATATCATCTTTTCCAAGTAACATATCTCCCTCTAATGTTGGAATGATATAGTGATCATCATCCCATCTTTTGATAATATATCCATTGTATTCAAGTTCTATTGGTTTACCATGTCCATTTTTTATAAGTTCTTCATATGTAACTGCTTCAATCACAACTGGTTTCTTTACATATTTAGCCATTATGTTTCTCCTTAACATACTCTAATAATCTTGTTATTAACTCTCCTGCTGATTCTCTTTGCTGTAGACAGGCTTACGTTCATCAGCTCTGCACATTTCTCTAGTGGTATATTCTTTGCCCGATACTCGAACAATGTTCTTTCAACATCTGTGAAGTTGCAATACGTACGGAACATATTTAGTTCGGGTACGGTAAAATCATATACTTTCAAAAGCAAACACCTCACTGTTTGTCGTGTGTTGTCAACGCATTTATCAGATCGTCTCTGGTTTTTTTTAGACCCTCTATGTTGTTTCCTGTGATCTTATTCTCAATCAAATTAAACATGCTTTTCATGACTAGGTTCATATCATCACGTTGATTATTAATAGCACTGTAGTCACTATTTAGCTTTTGTTTAATTTCTTTAATATCTGTCTCTATATGATCTATTCGATGTTTCATATCGTCCGTAGGCTTCTTGTAATGCTTATAGGCAGTATATAAGACTCCTATCGCACTACCAATTGTTATAATCCACCCACAGGCTACCATAATTTTGTTTATAGTATCCATTATTTACCTCGTGCATTGTTGTATCGTGTCGCTGCACCTCGTGCTGATGATGCTTGACTCCTGTTCCAATCTGCTGTGTTTAGTCGTTCGCTCTGCTTCTTAAGATTGTTCTCTTTGCAGTAATCATTGTAGGCTTTGTTTTGCTTCTGCAATAGTGCCGCCTTTTTCTGATACTCCATGTCAAGATCGTGCTTTAAGGCTTCGTCCTTTGCATTATCCACAGCCGTTTTCATGCCGATTAACTGTCGTTTCGTCTTTCTGATACGTCTTTCAAGCTCTCTCTGTCGTTTCCGTTTTTCATATTCTTTGCGATTCTCTTCGCTGTCGTAGTCCTCGAACGGATTGTTTATTCCATCCCCCGGACCGTGGGAGTGCCGGCAGTTTGCCCCATGGATTCCCTGCACGTTTCCCATACCGCAGACCGAAAAAGGCGGAAATCTTTGGTCATTACCGCTTTTGCTGTAAAACTTGCCTTGCCACCAGTAATGATTGGTTAAGTTGTCTCCACCGTCTCCAATTCTTGCTCCTAAATGTGCAGACGTGAGAATTATATCCCAGTTCATCTCGTCCATGCGTGCATCCGTGATCTCTCCTGCCATCTGACTTACACCAGTGCGAACCGCTCTTGTAGTTGCTGTTTCTATGCTGTCTCTGTGTCCGCTAGGGTAGGTTACGTCTGCACCGCTGTTTATTATGTCGTTTACAGCTTCTTTAACCGCTTGTGTGTACCCTGTCGTACCGCTTGCAGTCTGTGTATATGCTTTATCCACTGCCTTAATGTAATTATCATGACAGGCGTTCGGCATCGTGCCAGTAAAGTTATACATCTCTCCCTTGGTCTTTTCATAATTCCTTTGCAACAGTCTCTGTAGATAAGGACTTTCCCCGAGTGGTGTTGGTTCAAGACCTGCTTTCTTGTAGATTGTATCATCCCATTCAATAGCCTTGATTCCTGCTTCTTTCATAGTGCGTGCGATCTCTGCAATGCTTATCTTTGTCGTTTGTGCTATCTCTGCCTGCACCGCTTGCAAGATATACCCTGCATCCTGCAATACATCCATCTGCCACTTGTCAATAGGAGTAAAAAGGTAATCTTCCCCACGTCCTAGCCTTATCATCATTCGCTCTATAATGACAGATACTATCTTGTTATGTAGTTCTTCTGCTTGCTTCTCTGCCTTTTCTGGCACATACCAAAGATAGGTAGGTGTTAACATAATCCCACCGCCTATTCTTTGGGGTCTTTTACCATTAGTGCCGCATCTAGCATCTTTCCAACTACTGCCGCATCCGCAGGCTTGCCCTCTTGCGTTAATGTTTTGTCTGTTTCTGTACTGCCTGTAACTCCCTTTTTGCAGATGTTGTACAACAGTTTTTCTTGTTTTGTAAATGGTTCTGGCAGTTTTACATCTTCGCCATTAAGGTATTCAAGGTATTTTTCAATCCTGTACTTTCCCATACTTTCACTCCTCTCCGCTTGCACCGAATAAGTCCGGCTCTTTCGGTTGTGCTTCTTCTTCAAGTGCTTTTGCTTCTTCTTCACTGAATCCCTCAAATTTAACTAGATAGTACCAGAATGGAATCTTGTTTGAAGTAACATAGCTGTACCATCTCGCTCTATCTTCATCTTCGTTGTATGTAATGTCTCCAAAGTCATACACGGTTTCATACGGTCCTCTTGGTGCTAATTGATACAGATCAGCGAATATATTAAGTGCTGCAATCAGATCATCCATGCAGGCTTGTAATTTGTCTCTTACGTCCTTAACAAATTGTATCGTCCTCTGTTGCTCTGCTTCAACTCCTGTTGCTGTCTGGATACCTGTCGTTTCGTTAAATACAAAGTATCCATTGGAGAATCCGCATTTATACCCAATCTGTGACAGTAGGGCATTGATTCCTGTCAATCGTGTATCCGTGTTGAGACTTGGGTTTACCTCTTGATAGAATCCTTTAATGTCTGAGCTATTTACATTCTTGACGTACTCTGGCAGTCTTAACCGCTTCTTGCTTCTCTCAAATCCATCCTGTGTATTATTTACCCTTGTACCAGTCTCTAACAGCTTGTCGGAGTCTAGCAACAACATTCTTCGGCTGTCGAATATCTCTGTTGCGTTCCTGCTGTATGCAACATCTAAGTCTTTAAGTTCTTCTATCGCATCGTAGAAAATCGGCAGTCCTAAACTGCAATGTAGATCAACGTTGTTTGCCTGCGGTGTCCTAAGAACTGCATACAGACGTTGTCCGTTTAGGTTTGTAAGTCCTACATCTTCCAGTTCTCCCCTCCAAGGTGTCTCGTCTATGTCAATTGGCTTTCCTGTGTCGTTTGCATCCTTAGAAGCATAGCACCTGTTTGTGATCTGATATACGTCCTCAATGTATCTGTGATATTCTAGTTTAGTGTAGTATGTCCTGCCATCACTTGAAATTTCTCTATGCACAAACACAATGCCTTGAATCTCTCCATTGCTTTCGTCTGTTACAATAAAGTTTTCTGGCGTAATCAAGTCCACACTTGCACCGTTAGGTTTTAATACAACTGTACCATATGCACAGCCATATTCTACGTGATGTCGTACCTGTTCTAGTTCCTTGTCTATCTGCTCCTGCAACCAATTAGCTCTTGCACTGCCATCTATCTCTATGCCTATTGCAAGTGTAGCAAGGCGTGCTGTCTCCGAACACACCGCTTTTGCAAAGTTAATAGTCTTGATATGTTCGTCCTTGTCTAACCAGTACGGACTGCCCTTATAGATGTATGCACACTTTTCTATAGCTCTCTGCATTTCTGGACTGGTAACAGTATCAATCTTAAATTCGTCTCTTGCCTTTTGTCTAAAAAGGTTACTTAATATCTCTTTCATTCTGCTAAATATACCCATATATTTACACCTGTTTTCTGTTACTATGCCGCTGATCCACGTTTCATAGATAGCGGACTCGTTGCATATCTGAGTGCATCAATAAAATGGTCGTTGCCGTCTGGATAGTCTGCTTTGATATCTCCGTTAGCATCTACCTCATGTTCGTATGCGATCACTTCATCATACAGCCTTGGCGTTCTGGCAGGGTCTATGACTAAGGTCCTACACTGTAGCCACTCATAACTATACTTACGACTACCCGGATATACGTTTGTTTTGTTTGCCACAAGTCCTGCATCTCTAAAGTCTAAGATGCTTTCTATCTCGTCAGCTCCACAGCTAATACTATAATCGTTGTATCCTCTGTCTATAATCATTTGTGACATTGCGGTGTTGCGGATTTTTTGACCGCCCAACTCGTCTATGCACAAGATTTTTTGTGATGCAGGCATATATGCACATCTGACAAAAGCTTTCGGGTCTGGATAGTATCCCCAGTCCTGCCCTTGATATATTTTTTCCTGCCTTGCTATTTCTTCGTCCGTGATCGTGCGGATTTCCAGAAGCTCAAAGATATTTGTTCCCAGTCCTACAGGGATTCCCAGATACTCATGCTTGTATGCACGTTCATTCGTTTCTTTTAAGTAGTCTGCATCGACATAGAACTGAGGTCCTAACCACTCCGCAGGAACCGTTGTATAATTGCTCTTATGCCTATAGCTGTCCTCTCTTGCTTCTGCTACATACTTATTCGCCCAGTTATTAATGCTGATTGGTGGGTTAAATGTCTTAAATACAACAAACTTAGGACCACCACGCAATATAGATTGTTGTACTGTTCGGATTTCTTCAATGCCTGCAAACTCATCCAATTCCTCGAACCATAAATATTTTATATATCCTTTAGACACCTTTACAGACTTTGACTTTTTAGCTTTGTCAAGACCTCTGTACAGTATCTTTTGTCCTGTCGGCTTGTATGTGTGTTGCATAGGACTTACAGACGATTCCCACAGATCAGAAACACCTAACGCATCTATCGCCCATTCTATCTGTTCAAATACTGATGATCTGCAAGTATCTTTTACCTTTCGATATACTACCGCATTTGTAAATTCTGCGTTTGTTTCGTCCTGCATCATACCAAGTACAATCTCTACAGACACAAACGAGGACTTACAAGAACCACGACCACCGTACAAATCATAATAGGTATGCTTGCCGTCTTGAATGTCCCAATGCACCCTATAAAAAGATGGGGCGATCACATCCGTCAAATTAACCATGCAACCGCTCCTTACTCTCTAGGAATATTATTTACTATTGTAATTCCCTCTGTCTTATTCTCTTCCTGCTTCTTGTCTGCATCCCAGTCTTTAAAATTATTTCTTAGTGCAAATTGTGCACCGTTCGAGCTGTCCTTGTGGAACAAACTTTCTTCCATTTGTTCTTCAACTCTGCTCTTCGCACGCGTGATGGTGTCGTAAAACTTATCACTGTCTTTTTTATGCTTTTGATAGTACAACAGATCACTTCTGCCACTAAATCCTAATGCAAGTGCTAATCCTGTTATCGTAGGATGCTTTCTGTCTAAGATAATTGGATACCCTTGTTTGTTGTACTGCTGTTCCCCATTAATGACTAATGGTTTTCCCTCACAGCTTTCAAAGTATTCATCTATCTTCTTCTGCATTTCTTTTACACTTTTATATTTAGGCGGTCTACCACCTGCTCCCATTGTCTCACGTCCTTTCGTTTGTATACACCTTTGTTGTCGGTCCTGCTGTCTTGTAATCATCACATACGGTCAAATATCTGTCTCTTATTAATGTCTTGCCATTATCCTTAGTGCAGTACATAATCCCTCTGTCATATAGTGTGTTCTTGCATCCTGCACAGCACAGGCTTTTATCTTCCATCCTGCACCTCTTTCTTGTACTTACTGCATACACACATATGACTACACTTTATGTTTACCAGTACCACTTCTGTTTTGTTTTCTGGGATTGCTCTTCTCTTTGTCTCTGTCACGATCTCGCAGTACACGCAATCGTTACAGCAATTCTTTAGTTTGTTATTAATCAAAAAAGACACCTCCCGACTATGTTTATATCTTGTAGATATATCATATCATAATCGGCAGGTGCCATGTGTACACTCTTTTTATTTAATTCTTTTACCGTCTTTCCATATTTTTTATTAGCTTTCAGTTTTTTTATCCTTTTTATCCTTTACATACTCTTTATGCTCTTCCAGAAATTTTCCGAACATTTCTTTTTCGGCTTTCTCTCTTGCTTCTCTTGCATCTTCTTTATTATCGTATCTTCCTAAGTAATGATTTTTTCCTTTAAATGTTATTTGTGCCGCCCATTTGTTTCTTTTTTTGTCCCAATGTACACCTTTTATACCAGATTTATTCGCTTTTGATATTTTCGTTGTTAGGCTTCTGATGCTAGTACCATCTATACACTGTTTTTTTGCTTCTTCTGCTATTTTTTTACCTTTCTCTATTTCATACGGTTTTGTTAAGCAACCGCAGCTCTTTCTATATTTGAGATAATCTGCCCTTATTGTATATATTTTACCACAGATAGGGCAAACAACTTTGACCATTGTAATGTTATTTTCTCTGCAAACTTCTAATATTTTGAACCCATATACCGTCTTACCCTGCATTTTTAACCATTTTATTCTCATCTTAGAACTCCTGCACATCTGTTACTTTTAAGTAAAATGCTTCTTCTGCTTCATCTTCTCCGTTATCTATTGTGATCTCGAAGAAAATCTGTACTTCGCACTCATTAGAGTCTGTAGCTGTATACACTACATTTCCGTCCTGTTTGATGTCTGCTGTTACTCCATCATCAAATACACTGTAGTATCCAGATTCCATCATGAAGTTATCTAAATCTGTGAAGCTCATTTCCTCATTTAATAATTCTTTTTTGATTTCTTCTACGTTTAATTTTTTCATGACTCATATCTCCTTTTCTTTTTTGCCGTTTCCTTTAACTGTCTTTATTATACATAATATCTATGCATAAGTCAACACTTTTTAGATAAAATATTTTATTTTTTCATCGTCTGTTATTTCTATATCAATTACATCATCTACATTTTTTCTGAGCATACAGCAAATAGCATTAAGACTTTTCATATTTATTGGTTCTCCTCGCTTTATCTTTGCAAGTGTCCCCTCGCTTAAATACTTGTTTTTTCTTATTATATAAGAAGTATACCCTTTTTTCTTCAATTCTTCCTGCACATCTAATTTGTATTTTATCATCGTTTTTTCCTCCTTTTGCATTATTATAGCACACTCATGATTTTACATCAAGAATTTTATACATAAATTTTATGCACTTTTCTATTGACGTATGCATAGATTTTATGTATAATAAAAGTAAGTTAAGAG